GATACCGCGCGCAAGCAGGTTGCCGCACTTCTGGCGATGGCTGCTCAGGCTCAGTAACACTAACGGAAGTGGGGCCAGAACATCGGCCCCACAACCATAATTGAGGTATAACTAATGTGGACTAATCGCGCAAAGTATACACTGTTCTGGGCTATCTACCTTATTGGATTCTGTTCTGGAATCTACGCAACAATCGCATACAACATGACAGGGAAGGGGTGAGAAATCACCCGTAATAGTAGGCGATTGCTTACTGTGCTGTCCAATTGTGCGAAGTTCAGGATACCTGAAGTCCTATTGCTTACTGCACAATTCTAATATTATAAGTAACTTCCGTTAGTTTCGCCTCATAGCGAAAGTCTCGTTATACGCCTCTCAGGGCCGACTTCTCGAACGCGCCCGCACTCATCCCTTTCCTCGCGTTTATCTCTACCTATAGCCTAATATTGTCCCATCCTGGGGCATTCTAGGGCTGATTCGTCACATCGATATGCACATCCTCGCACGAGGTTATAATATTATATACAACACTCTCATAATTATAGTGAGAATGCGACAAAACTTATCGCTAACGTTATAATATTACCTCTAACTAACCGTATTCTAACCGAATACTAACCAGTTTCTGAGCGTTTCCTAGCCGGTTCCTACCCGACCGAATTTGACCTAAGTGCCTGTAATTGAAGCACTTACAGCGAACCCCCTCTATCCCCCTATGTCGATACCCCCCTCTACGTCCCTCCCGCACAGGACACTTGTGCTAGGGGCTTTGTTCTTTTATTTTTTTTTTTTTTTTCATATATACTAATATTATACCCCTCTCGGAAGTGTCCACTATATGAGTCACAAGGATGGGGTTATAGTGCCTATAATAAAAGTGGGAGAGAGGGAGGGCTCGCCCTAACTGCCGTAGAATGAACGACTTAGCCCGATTCGGCCGGTTAGAAAAAGGCTAGAAAGTGGGCAGAAAGTGGTCAGAATCTGGTTAGAATGTGGTGAGTAGCATCTTATGGAATTAAGTTAATACCCTATCCCGATGCAATTATTGAGTCCTATAATAGTAATGAAAGCGAAAGTATAATAGTATCTTCGCTTTCTGTTCGTGTCTCAGAAAAGTAGACTATTGTCTGCCAGTCCTAAATAGTGGACACAACATCTAGTGGTGTCAAAAAATGTCACACAATATAATGTGGTATAGTGTCAGGTATGATTCTTGCACATTCACCAGGTGACAGCAGTCTCAAAAATAGGACAATAATATTATGGCAGATAGTGTGATTAAATCCTGTGAAATAGGCGGTCCTGATTGCCAGGAAACTAATGACCTGCGCACATATGGTGGAATGATTGTGTGCGGTAACTGTTACGCTATTGAGATGGGCCTACTCAAAACTAATGCGACTCCTGAGGCGCAGGCTGAGAGAGTAGAGATTAGCAATAACAAGATGGCAATAGCATTAGAAGCCTCGCGCGCTGTCGATAATGCTATCCAAGTTCGCACGGACCTATTCAATGCTGCTACCACTAGCATCATCGAGCTTAAGGCTACTATCGACGCTAATGCAGATATCACTAATAAACCCTACGCATTAGCCGAAGAACTGACTAAGCGATTCGAGCATCATAAACAGGTAGTATTTGAACTGTCCGAGCAGATTGTTGCCGCTGGTAACTCTCAGAAAGCTATTCAGATATACCTCAATCAGTTGGCAAATAGTCTCAGAGCTGAGGAACGTGAGAAGCTCAAGATTGCCGACATCAACTATAAGCCCAATCCTGTTAAGCCTGTCAAAACCAAGTCTATTAAGACTACAGGCTCCACTAAGAAACTTGATAAAGTGGAACTTCGCAAGTATGCAGCAGAGCTCGGAGTATCAGAGTTTACACTCCAGATGCTGTGCGTCAGTAAGGGCATTAGTCCTGAGACGGCAGCTAATCAACTGCGTAAATCCATTAATGAGGCTAAGTCTGAAGCATGAATACTCTCTACATTATTAGGGGCTTGCCTGGTAGTGGCAAGTCTACACTAGCTAATACTCTCGCTGGCACTGGACGTTGTGAGGCTGACGAGTATTTCACTAATGCTCTCACTGGCGAGTATACATTTGATGCATCTAAAATCAAGGATGCTCATGATTACTGTAAGATGAAGGCTGCGCGCTTGATGGAGGATAGAGTTACAACTGTCGCCGTAGCCAATACATTTACTCGTCGCTGGGAGTATGAGCCGTATATTACCATCGCTCAGCTTAACGGATACAATGTCATTATCATCTCACTCGAAAGTGAGTTTGATAGTGTGCATGGTGTCCCTACTGAGATGATGGATATCATGCGGAAACGCTTCGAGCATAACTTTGGCATTGTGCCAGAAAGTAATTTGTAATCATGAAACACTACACTACTTGTCCGAAGTGCAAGCATGATAGCTTGAACTTCACAAATAACTGTCCATCATACAATCGTGTCCACCCTGGATGCGAGATTAATATTAACCACGTGCATTACTTCTGTGCATGTGGATATCATGGTGTATCGGCTGATAACATCACTATTGAGCCTAGAACTAAAGCTGGCTCACTGGATTAATAATGGATAGAACTAAAGCTACTAAGACATTACGTGAGACTCTTGATACTCATGGTCTTAAGGACTGGAGTATTAGACTCTCAACTACTGTGTCAGGTGTAATGGGCTATTGCTCTGAGAAGGATAAGACTATCTTTCTTAATGCCCATCATATCGATACACATCCTGAGCCGGAGATTATCGATACAATTAAGCATGAAGTAGCCCACGCATTAGTTGGCTGTAAGCATGGACACGGCCCAGCATGGGTAACTAAGGCTTTCGAGATGGGCGTTAATAACTTGTCGAAGTGCTCGACTATTGGTCTGAGCCCACAAGTTATTGATGCTATTCGCTCTGGTAATTCTGTCGAAGTAACATTCGAGGAAGCTACCATTGAGCGTAACATCACCGTAGAGGAAAAGGTATTCCGTCCTAAGTATCAGGTAACACGGCTACAGGATAGATGTCCTGAGTGTAATAAGGTAGCCGTAGAGGTATTCGCAATCGATACGGTGGATAAGGATGGAAACCAAGTTAAGCTCATTACATTACAGTGTTTCCACATTATTAAGAAAATCATCCCTCGCGGAACAGCGTTTGAGAGTATGGTTTCAAATTATTGGAAACCTGAAATCGCTGCCTGTAAGCACGATTGGCCCACAAGGGACGAAGCCAAGTCCTTACATATACCGTCTAATCGTTGCCGCAAGTGTGGTGAATTCAAGCTATACAACTTCCAAGTTATAGGAGCACGTAACGCAGAGGTTGGATTAGCATCACAGAAGGGACATGGTATCTTCGATGATATGGGCCTGGGTAAGACAATGCAGGCTCTTGCCATACTGAGATTCCATTCATCACTATACAGTCCCACAATGGTAGTCACCAAGTCTGCCATCAAGTTTCAGTGGTTTAAGGCTGCTATTACATGGCTTGGGCCAGAATTCATTAGTCAGATTATCAGCACGTCTAAGGATTATCTGATGCCAGGTCTTAAGATGTATATCATCCCATATGACCTACTGCGTAGATTCCCACGCGAAAAGCTACATAAGTTGGGTATCAAGCTGGTTATATTGGATGAAGTCCAGCAGATTAAGAATCCTGATTCATCGCGGACTCAAGAAGTCAGGAAACTAGTGAGTGCCAATAGTGACTGTAAAGTCCTACCACTCTCAGCTACACCGTGGAAGAATAGAGGGAGTGAGTTCTTCCCCGCGCTTAATCTAATGGACCCTATCAAGTTTCATTCATATCAGGCATACTTGGACCAGTGGGTAGATTACTTCTACGAAGGCCCCAAGAAGAAGATGGGTGGTATTCGTAACATCCAGAAGTTCAAGGATTACACTGCATCACTCATTACTCGGCGTGAGTATAATGAAGTGATGGATGAGTTTCCTGATATCAATCGTATGAAGTTGCCTGTGCAGCTTGATGAGTTGCAGCAGTCCACATACGATGATAGTGTGAGTGATTTCGTCGCTTGGTATAATGACTTCGTATTGAGCGGCGAGGAAGAAAACATCAATGGTATCGAACTACTAGCTAAGATGGCGCGTATGCGTCACATCACCGGACTAGCTAAGATACCTGCTACGCTTGGATTCATTGAACAGTTCGTGGCTGACACTGAGCGTAAGCTCGTAGTATTCGTTCACCATAAAGATGTGGGCGAACTGATGTATGGGGCTCTCATCAATACTGATAAGGAATCTAATCCTGACTATCACGAATTAGCGCAGACTCTCAAGGATGAGGGTATCCCTGTATATCAGTATACCAGCAAGCATACTGGTAGACCTGAAGGATATGACATTCAGGAGAAGTTCAACGATAACAAACGATGCATTATGATTGCATCAACCCTCGCATGTGGTGAGGGACTCAATCTCCAGACGTGTGCTGATAGCATACTACATGAGAGACAATGGAATCCACAGAATGAGGACCAAGCTACGCCGGGCCGGTTCCGACGTATTGGACAGGTATCAGGAGTAATTAACATCACTTGTCCTGAGTCTGAAGGAACTATCGACGAGCATCTGGATTACATCGTCGAGTCTAAACGTAAGCAGTTTCACGCTGCAATGAACAAGGGTGAAGCTCCTGTGTGGAGTGAGAATCAATTCGCTAAAGAATTAGCTGAGATGATTGTCGCTAGACATAAGGCTAAGAAGGGTAAGCAGGGTAAGCCTGCTGTCAAGACTAACATTACTGCAATGGCTACAATGTGAGGACATAATGATTATCAAAATTAGAACTGAAACTGAGGATACAATTTTCCTCAAGTTAACTAGTGTGGATATCCTTGAAATACTTAAGGAGAAGTATCCTGATTACTTTCAGACTGGTAGACAAATGACTGTGCGATTCCTCGTGCCTACTGGTGGCGACTATTCAGGGATTGCCCTTGATATCGATAAGGATAATCCTATTCACGCTACTGTTTACATACGAACAGTAAAAGAATCTAATGGCAAGGATTAGAATCAATTGTAGACCGATGGACCCCAAGCATATGGAGGGCCGTCAGGTAATACTACAGGTAGAGAAAGTAGATGTAGAGAAGGGAGAGATTCTCTGCACTTTAATAGCTGTGTCTGGTGATGAGACTGACGGTGCTATCACTGTAGAACCTATTAGTGCTGAATGGGGGCCAACTAAACCATATTATGAGCCACAACCTACTGATGATATCTATCAAGACCTTCGCATGTTGATGGCTCAGATGGAATCGAATGGAATCAAATGGCAAACATAACCTTCGATGATAAGGAACTGCGACGTGTTAAGTATAAGCAGGGAATCTATTCTAATTTGAATAAGTTTCCTCTAACAATAGAGTCTGTTGAAGTGGCTTTCAAGAAATATGCTAAGGCTCACGGATGTAAAGTGGGTTTCTTAGAGATTGAGTGGAAGCGATTTCAAAAGATTCTATTAAAGGAACTGAGGACTGAATGATGGCTGTGAAACCCAATCTAGAGATACTAATTCTGGATGCAGTTAACGCACATAACAGCATCCGTAATGTGGACCTCGTGCTTAATGTCATGTCACACATCAATCCTACGATGTTTGATATTGTCGATTATGAGGCAGCAATCGCACACTTACTAAGCAAAGGCGATATCATTGAAGTAGAAGTGATAATGCCTCAAGCTAACTACAGAGTTAAATCTATTTACTTTCCAAGAGGAACTGAGTTTGTCGAAATCAAAGACGCAACTCGTAAAGTCAAAATCAGCTATCATGACTAAAGTTCTAGTTATGGAGCGTGGTGCTATGATTGGCTCAGGTTTCATCATCGAGTATGCCGATGGTGGATTCTTTGTGCCTGCGCTTGTTGATTTTGCAGGTGTGGAGATACCTGCGGGTGCATACGAACTAACTAGAACTAATGAATCATTTCCAGTCGTTGTGCCGACAGGAGTTCAATAGTGTCTTACTGGATTGAAGTAAGATGTAGTAAACAAACTGCGAGCAAGTGTTATAGTGCTCGTCAGGTTGATACACCAATGATGTTAACTAGAGGGGCAACTGTAGCTGCTATCAATCTAGCTGCTCTCACTCTGTCTACACAGGCTGAGAAATTAGGTTGGCGTATGATTGATAAAGGTTGGGTATGTCCGGAGTGCAATAATGCCACAAATAAGTGAACTGAGATACGAATTTAGTGACTATGATGAGGCTTCAGGAGCCATCAATGATTGGTCACGAGTCAAACCGGGTAACATCAATGATGTGCCCTATCCTAAGTTTGAGATAGACTACATCGACGTGGAACAACACGATACGTTGGTCATCTGGCTCAAACTTAAGAAGGACGAGTAATGGACAATAGTTCAGTCAATGAAGCAGCTCTTGACACTATAGTCGAGAGTATCATGGGTGGCAAGAAGAATGTCATCCTAGATGCTACAGTTCTGTCAACGATTATGAACTGTGCTCGCCTCGCGGATTTTCGATTCAACCATAATCTACAGTCGATTAATGGTAAATCAAATTCGCTGGAGTGTGGGCTGATTGTTCATAAGTTTCTCGAAGTCATGTATGGTAATATCATTCATGGCATGAAGCGTGACATGGCTGTGCAACATGGTATGGCTGCTGCCGAGCTATACATAGCAGGCTGTAAGTTCTGTACAGGATTTTCTCCATCCGAAGCATTACCAAAGCCTCCATGTGGACATAAGATTGATGAATTTCCTGGTGTTCAGAATACACCTAAGGAAACAGAAGGCTATCGTATAGGCTGGCATTGGGTATTAGATACCTGTGACCAGTATCAACTTCACTACAAGAATGACCATTGGGTTCCTCTTGAAGTGGAAACTGTTAAGGGTAAGGTTCTCTATGAGGACGATGAGATTCGTGTCCTGTGGAAAGCTAAACTAGACTTAACATCTGATACCAATCAGGGTATATTCCCTGTAGACCACAAGACGATGAAACAGCGTCGAGATACTATCTCATTGAACAATCAGTTCATTGGGCAGTGTCTTATCATGGGGACTCGTAATGCATTCGTCAATAAGATTGGATTCCAAACTTCCCTCAAACCAGAGGAAAAGTTTCAGCGAACTCCAATCTCGTATAGTGCTGCTAGATTGCTGGAATGGCAATCAGAAACCCTTCCTTATTACGCAAAACTCCTACTTATGTATGCTGAGACGGGGCATTTCCCTCCCAATTATACACATTGTGATGGGAAATACGGTAAGTGTGCATTCGTAGGAGTATGTGAGTCTGACCCTGGAATGAGAGAAGAAACTATTAAACTCCACTTCTATGTGGGGCCAGTGTGGAATCCAACTAATGATGATGAGGACTAATCATGACTGCAATAACCCAATGTAAGAAATGTGGAGTTATTTATAGATTTGTCATCATTGATGATACTACTCCACTGTGTCCAGTATGTGAGAAGAAGAAATGACCAAAGCAGCTAACCACATCCATCGATACAAGAAGGTCAATCTCGGTAGGAATGGGAATGAGTATCTTGTATATCAATGCACTAAACCGTTGTGCTCACATTACATTCCTATGGCACAAGCTGAGGGAAAGATGTGTGAATGTAACAGGTGTGGCGAAGCTATGATTATTGGCCGTTCCACTCTTGTTCATTCTGGCGGAAAGCCGATGGCTAAGCCGCATTGCAATAGTTGCGTGAAACGTAAGAAGAAGGCTGGCGTAGAAGATATCGCTGCTTTCCTATCCAAGACAGGAATATAGATGCCTAGTTTAGCAGACGAAAAGTTAGACGCACTATTCTCAATGCTCAAGGGTGAGCCTGGGACACGTAAATCAACTTCTGCTCTATCATACCCTACTCCACAGTATTGGGTATCGACTGACCAGAAGATGGAATCAATGGTGCTACCTGCTAAACGGTGGGGCATTAAGACTCGTGACATTCAATACGATGACTACAAGGATTGGGATAAGCCTCGCGCTAAGTTAGAACAGTTACAAGTTAACTGTCCATTCAAGACCATCATCGTAGATTCTATTACTTCGATTGGCGATTGTATGACCAGTCAGGTAAAGAAGGCTAAGCGTTCAGACGGTGGTGGCAAAAACATAGGTGGAATTCCAGTCTCAGGACTAGAAGAATTCAATGCCGAGAGTTCAGCGTTCCAAGAGTTGATTGCGATTCTGAAAGATATCCACAAGTTTCATCGTGTGAATGTCATCATGATTGCTCACGTATTGGGAGCGCGCAAAGATAATGATGCGAATAAGCTGACGCATCATTCACGCATCATTGTTACTGGTGCGGAGAAGATTTCAGCTAAAATCGCTTCATACATGACTGAGGTGTATCACTTTAACATCAAAGCAGCGTTTGAAGCAGATAAGGAGGGAACGTATTCCCTACTAACTACTCACACTGGTAATGACTACGCACGCACCTCTCTACCATTGCCTCGCGAAATCGACTTCGGTAACGAGCCATTGTATGAGAAGTGGATTGCACCGGCTATCATTAAACTCAATAATGAGAAGCCGGTCGAACGTATCACCACAACACCAACACCATCACCAATCACACCCAACACAACACCACCAACAGTAAGTCCTTTTGTGAAATAGGAGCATACACATGCCTGTAGTGTCATTTAGCGACCGCGATTTGATGCGTGGAAAAGTCATTACTCCCGCGTGGTATCGAGTCGTGATTAATAGCGTGGGTGAGGCACCTGCCAAGGCTTCTGAAAAGGGGCCATCCACGAACTATCCTGTCGAGGCTACCATTCAGTTCAATGGTGACGATGGTAGCACTGAGTTTACTGGTGTGCCGTTGGATTGGAATTTCAACAGTAAGGCTATCGGTTTTGCTGTAGGATTCCTCCAGGCATTTGGTGTGGAAGTCAAGTCAGGTATGCGCTTTGACTTGAAGTCCGCTGAGTCTCGCGAACTGGATGTGTTTGTCGAGAATGACCAGTATCAGGGTCGTCTCGTCAATCGCGTCAACCATAAGTATCGTCCGGTGCGTCCGGAAGTTACTGCGGTAGCGGCGTCGTAACATTAACTGTTATCCTGGTCATATCACCCGGTAATGGCTCGCATGGTTCCATATGGATATGGGTGAAATACCCAGCGACAACCAGGATACTTAACCATAACTAGTAAACAGGGGTAGATACAATGAATCCGATGTTCCTCTCGCCCGACGCTGATGATACTGTGGACATGGATGAAGCATCCAAGTCAGAGGTAACTGAAGATGTTGAGATTGAGGATGAGGCTGATGCTGAGCCTGATTCCGATATCGAAGATGACGATGACATTGAAGATGTCGATGACCCTACCGAAAAGGAACTCGACGAATAACGGGACTCACTCATTAGATAGCCCCCAATAGTTTATTCTCTGAATGGAGAAAGGTCTGCGCCATTCAAACTCTATTGTTCTCCTTCCTCGCGGGAGATTAGAGTGAGGATAAGCGGCTTCAAATTTAATGAGTGATAGGCTCCGCATCATAACCGCTACGGCAACCTTGGTGCGGAGCCGCTTTCTTGGAGACTAAGACTGTGATTAACCGTAAGACTATCGAAACTACCATCGGTAAGACCTTCGCTGATAAGCTGGATGAATTGGTTCTGGATATCAGTGAAGAACTGTCATTTACTCGGCGTCAGATGATTGAGGATTTGGGATGTGCTAATTTCCTCGCAGCATATCGCTTACAGAAGGTTCTCAAACGTCTGGGTATTACGACAGTTAATAAACTGTTTAAGACAGACCCACTATCCCTCGCGCGTTCTAAGGGTATTGGGGAAACAGCTATCTACGTTGCAATGTGCATTCTCAACGCACGACATAAGAACGTCAGTGTGTGGTGGGGATGGAAGGAAACCAACACTCTCAAATTCAATGCCTTCAAAGAGAAGGCTATTAAGCGGGCGCGTAAGCGTCGGCATGAGGTATAACTATGAAACTCACTAGAGCGCATGAACAAGTTCTTATTGGTATTGGACTGGCAACGGTCCTCAATGGTCTGATTCCTGTCAAGGCTAAGAAGAAGAAGTCTGGTAGTAGTTGGACCAAAGAACGTCGTGAAAAGTTTTCTCAGACCATGAAGAAGAAGTGGGCTGGGAAGAAGTAATAGCCCAGTTTTACTAACGAGTATGCTGGCAACATACTAACTAATTCGGCTGATTGATGTGAACGGAGCAAGATGACAATGGCGAGACTGTTTGAAGGTTTGCTTGGTGGGGCTGATAAGACTCCTGACCCTGCTGATAGCGCCGAACCCCGTAAGGAAGATAAGCGCGTAGTTGGAAAGATTATCAAAGTTGATGAAGATGGATGGGGTTTCATCACATCCAAAGACATCAAGTTCACGCGCATTTTCTTTCACTGGACCTCACTGCGTCAAGACACTCTGAAGTTCCCTGACCTAAAAGTCGGTATGAAGGTGGAGTTTACCCCTGTAGAAGTGCAGGATAAGGGGTATCGCGCCATCAAGATTAAGGTCATTACCGATGACAAGGCATCAGGTAGCTAGGAGACATTTCCTAAAACTACTAACACTCGGAGTAGCTGGTTTACACGTCAAAGAAATAGACGTGGACCAGCTACTTTGGGTGCCCGGTAAGAAGAAGATATTTCTTCCATCTTCTCCTATTAGAAGTGGTGTGTCTTACGCCCAGATTATTGACTTGGAGTTGCAGCGTGTAATTCCCCATATTCAGGCACTATTTGAAAGGGATGATACTTTTTATCGCATACTATCCAAGGACAAATGACGTTCTTAGAACGCTACCAACAGGAAGATACCTGGCATGGAAGGGCGATGATAATGGAAATCTATCATCTCGCTATGCGTGCCCGGTCTGCTAGATGGACTATTAGTAAGACTGCCAGTCACTTCGATGTATCAATAGGGTTAGTCAGTGAAAACCTACGATTAGCCCACGCCATCCACGACGACCCCACCTTAGTTAAGATTACAACAAGGCAGCTTGCTTTGAAGAAAGTAGGTAGCTAATGCCGTTTGCCTGGAAACCACAAGATAGAGATGTATTGAATCACTGGATTAACACCATTCTTGATGAGGCATCTGATGACCTCAATGAATGGGAAACTACATTCGTAAATGATATGCAGATACGCCTCGCGAATAAGTGGAACTGGACTCAGAGTCAAGAAGAAAAACTCGAACAGATTTACGCGAATAAAACCAAATGAGCGAGAAGAAATACATACCTGGTTATGGTCCCTTAGGGGCCAAGATTATGATACTAGGGGAATGTCCTACGTATGAGGACAATCAAGCTGGTAAACTCTTTTCTAAAGCAGGAGAACTAAAGAGACTCTTACAGGAATCAGGTATCAACCCTGGTGACTGTTGGATGACATCTGTTTCTAAATTCCATGTTCCGCCCAATGTGGGCAAGAAGAAAATACCATTTGCCGTTCGTGCAAAGGCAGAAGGTATTGACATGCCTCAACAGTTGGCGGACCTACAGAATGAGATTAACGCTATCAAGCCTAATTGTATTCTCGGTCTTGGTAAGACTAGTCTATGGGCATTCACTGGTAAAACTGATATTACTAGCTATCGTGGCTCTATTCTTAACGGGATGGGCTGTAAGTTTGTTCCAACGTATAATCCCGACCATCTCTCGTGGCAAGCTACGGATGTCGAATTTAAGGGATACTGGAATAGACAGATTATCATCTTCGACATTAAACGAGTTAAGACGCAATCATCCTTCCCCGAATTCAGACTCCCACAACGAACGTTACAGATAGCGCATAACTCATACGATTTAGCGCAGTTCTATGACCGATATAAGACACAGCGGAAGCTCAGTGTAGATATCGAAGCTAATGGAACCTGTATACCTGTTTGTGTGGGCCTCGCATTTAATAAACAACATGGTATGACGGTGCCTCTCTGGAATGAGGGAGGTATCAGTAACATACCTACATCCGATTTAGTTCAGATGTGGATTCTACTTTCTCGAATCCTATTCAGTCACGACATCATAGGACAGAACTTCAACTATGATAGAGATAAACTACGTCGCCTTGGGTTCATTATTAGACGACTTGTCTCAGACACAATGCTCAAGGCTCATGCAATCAATCCCGAACTACCAAAAGGACTCGGTTTTAATACCAGCCTCTTTACCGAAGAACCCTTCTACAAGAATGAAGGAATGTATGAAGGTTCTATCACCGACCTACTCATGGGGTGTGCCAGAGACGCATGTGTTACCTTTGAAGTTGACGAGAATATGGACGCTGACATCGACGAAATTGGACAGCGACAGTTCTTTGAAAACTTCCTCATGCGACTCCCTAACCTCTATTCTTCAATCGAAACTCAGGGATTTAGAGTGGACCCTGATGAGAGGGACAGGCTATTACGGAAATACGTAGAGTGGGATGAGAAGGTGAGGTATGAACTATTTCAACTCGTTGGCACTGAAGTTAACGTTAATAGTCCTAAACAGATTAGTCTTCTACTATTTGAAAACTTCAAGTTACCGACCAGAGCCGGCACAGGCGAAGAAGAAATTACTGCTTTACTTAATAGTCAATCAGCTATTAAGAAACCAGAACATCGTAGAGTCTGCGAACTCATTCTTGAGGGTAGACGAGTCCGCAAGAGTATTTCAACATATCTCATGGCACTTCCCGATTACGATGGAAGAATGCGGACTACATATTTCCCATGTCTCGATACAGGCAGAACTTCTACTGGCCAGCAAGACCCACCAATACGACCAACTGTAGAAGTAATCGGTGAGGATGGTAAGAAAAAGAATAAAGTCTTAGGCATCGCATTTCAAACGATGACCAAGCATGGTGATATCGGAGCAGACATTCGTAGCATGTATGTTCCTGATAACGCTCACTTTGAATTTGTCAATGGACAGGTTCAAGTAATAGAGGAAGAAGAAATTTTTCTACAAGCTGACTCATCACAAGCTGAGGCTAGAGTTGTATGGTTATTAGCTGATGATGAAGAAGCACTGAGGTTAGTAGATGAGATTGATTATCACGCTCTCACGGCCTCATGGTTTTTCGGTGGTAGTGAGGCAGACTACTCAAAGAAAGTCTTGGGCTATGAATCGCCTATTAGATTTGCTGGAAAAACTCTTAGACACGCCGGCCACTTGGGTGCTGGCAAACGGAGAGCAGCAATTAGCGTTAACACTGACGCCAGGAAGTATAAGATTCCTATCCAAATTACTGAAGCTATTGCCGAGAAGGCTCTTATTATCTTCCATAGTAAGCAGCCCAAAATTCAGCAAGTATTTCAAAATGGGGTAGTAGAGTGTTTGAAGAAGTCTCGCACTCTAATAGCAGCATTACCTTATGGTATCGACTCCCCTGTAGGCGGTAGACGGATGTTCTTTGAACGTTGGGGCGAGGAATTGAATCGTCAGGCGTTTAGTTACATTCCTCAGCGCACAGTATCTGATAACACTAAGGCTGCCGCATTACGCATCCGTGCTAAGATTCCGACAATCAAAATTGTAATGGAGTCACACGATGCTCTCCTATTTTCTGTTCCTATGAGTAAGAAAATAACATGGGGTCAGATAATTAAGGCAGAAATGGAACGTCCTATCTCATTTGCTAACTGTTCAATCAAGCGTAGGGATTTAGTTATACCCTGCGAACTTGAAGCTGGTATGAACTATAAGGATTTAAGTAAGTTCAAGGATTTACCAATCATCCCTGAAATTCCTAAGATTCCTAAGATGCCACCACGTAGCGTGACTGAAGCATTCCTCGCGGATACACTACCGCCTGATACACCAATGGATAATCTAATCTATCATCATACTGTGGAGAAGAAAATAGATGAAGCAATTTGAACTGAATATCGTTAGACGAGATATGGTTAAGTCATTCGCAGCACTATCTTCTGATAAGATAGAGAGTGACAATTTAGTAGAACTATTAGCGCAATTCATTCTGGTGGTTGCAAGAATACAACAGCAGATGGCTGCTGAGAATCCAGCGAGGTATGACGATGACATCCCCTTCTAGATTAGAACTAGACCCTAACTATGCTCCTGTAACTTTCGCATTCTATGACTATGAAGTGCAGGCACTATGGAGACTACTAGCACATCAATACATTAACTATGAGGACCTAGAAGCAATGGCAGTAGGCACAAAGATTAGGAAGATTGTAGATGGACTGGCTTCAGGACCTAGTAAATCAGCATAGAGAGCTTGAATCTCCCAGGTCTTTCTGGTATTGGTCAGCGATAGCTGCTATATCAGCCGTAATGAAGGACCAAGTATGGCTCGATAGACAGATTTACAATTTGTATCCGAATATTTATGTGATGCTCCATGCTGAGAGCGGGATGAAGAAAGGTCCGCCCATTAGCATGGCAAAACAGTTAGTGAGGCCAGTTAATACTACCCGTATCATCGGTGGACGTAGTTCTATCCAGGGCATCCTGAAAGAAATGGGAACTGCATATACACAACCAGGTGGAAAAGTTCAAACTAAGTCGGTTGCGTTTATTGCATCCTCGGAACTGAGTAGTTCTATTGTCGATGATAAGGTAGCTACGAAGATTCTCACTGACCTATACGATAGACAATACAATGTGGGTGAGTGGAAGTCACTACTAAAGATGGAGACTTTCGAGTTGAAAGACCCTACCATCACAATGCTAACAGCCACTAACGAAGCTATGTCTGAAGATTTCTTCACACGTAGTGCTATACAGGGTGGTTACTTCGCCCGCACATTCATTATTTACGAAAGAGAAGGACAGACATCTAACTCTCTAGTATACCCATTAGAGAAGAAGGTAGACTACACAGCATCATCTGAATACCTGAAGGAGTTATCAGGACTTAAGGGTGCATTTGCTCCATTCGCTCAGATTGAAAAGACCGATGAATTCTCTATCAGAAGAATTAAACATGGTAGGGAAATCTGGTTCAATCCTGTTGGAGCACTGTATGATGACTGGTATGATGCCTTCAAGGAGGCAATGAAGATTCAAGAGACTAAAGATGAAACTGGCACACTGAATAGATTCGGGGACTCCGTGCTGAAGGTAGCTATTCTGCTATCATTAGCCCAACATCCCAAACTAGTCATTACTATGGAAGCAATGGAACAAGCTATTACTGAATGTGAGAAATTACTTGGTAACGTTCGTCGAACTACTATGGGTAAGCATGGCATGTCCAATGCTGCCTTACTTAAATCATTAGTTATCATGGAGCTTCTCAATAGAGAACCACATACTGTAACCAGAATCGTCCTTATGAAGAAGATGTGGATGCACTATGATAACAGCGAAGAATTTGACAACATGATGCAGGCATTCGATGCCTCGGGCATGATTACAACTTCTAGTATCGGGAACAACATACTGTATACAATGCCAGAGAACCAAGTAGAAGAACTCAAGAAGTTCATGGCTGGAAAGGGGAAGTAATGCATCTAGCAGACCTTGCAAAAACTATTCGATTCGATAATGCTTCTAAAGGATTCGACCCCCTAGAAGGCGGATTGACTCGATATATTGTATTAGTGTGCAGTGAAATTTGTGAGGCACACGAAGAATTAAGGGACGGTCATACTCCCACTGAAATTTACTATTCCCATGATGGACAGAAGCCAGAAGGATTTCCAGTAGAAATTGCGGATGCTATCATTCGTATTCTGGACATTCAGGCTAAACTAGATTACGAAATTAAACTTATTGGAGGTCATTATGACTTTGACCCTGATAAAACTCTTGATGATGAATTATTAGCTGTCATGTGGGTTATGGGCAGAACTATTACGGGAGAAGATAAAGTCTATCTCTTAAATCTCGCACTTACCGGACTATTTCAAATTACAGAAAATCTTAATATTAATATACTGAAAGTTATTGATGAAAAGTTAGCCTACAACCGGACACGTCCACCAAAGCATGGGAGGCAGTTTTGATTACAAAAGCAGTCATCGAAAATAGTTTCACGTATCATGCCCCTGTTGGTAATCAGCAGGAACGATATGTTAGACTGAGGGATATGGCTAAACAGTTAGCTATTCAAATCATTAACGATACTCCTTCTAGTCGAGAGCAGTCTACTGCTATCACTAAGTTAGAAGAAGCAATCATGTGGGCGAATAAGGCTATCGCCTGTAACGAATGAATCAACAGAAACAACATAATCCATCCGGTCATGGCAAAGGCCGATGGCATGATACTGAGACACTAATTAAATCTCGTAAGAAACGAGATAAAAAGAATAAAGCACAGAAGGAAGCTAGGAAACGTAATCGTTAGAAAGAAGCCGGGTTGGTGAAACTGGCAGACACAACGGACTTAAAATCCGTCGGTAGCAATACCATGCGGGTTCGATTCCCGCACCCGGCACTATTCATAGGAGACGACAATGACTAGAGCAGAACATATTGCATGGTGTAAGGAACGTGCTTTCAAGGAAATGGAGTTTTACAAAGACCCTAAGCAGGGTATCATTTCCATGATGAGTGATTTACGCAAACATGATGAGACTAATAGTCCAACTCTCATTATGATGTGCACTATGGAACTAATGAGGTCGCCAACTATTCGTTCTGCAACGGAGTTCATTAACGGATTTAACTAATGCCAGCAAATGCGAGGGAACCAAAATACTGGTGGATGAAGTTCGATGGTGAACCACCATTCAAAATAGTTGCATATACGTTCATGGAGCTAATGCAGTCTATAGAGCGTGAAACTATGCGTCGAGGTAAAGACTTTGAGTGGCTCATAAGGAACTACTAATGTCTGAACTCAAATTTGATTCTAACTATAGTAGATGGCGACAAGCCTTCAATACTGAACTAGTATTCACTCGTAGGCAAATGTCAGAAGCTCTCCAAAAGAAAGATAGAGAGTTAGAACTAGCCACTCAAATACTAAGCATCGTGCGGGCATTGCCCAATGGTGATAGACATGCTATGGTTATCCATAATGTCCATCGAACAGAATCAGGCATTCATATCACGGTGAAGTGATGCTCAAGATAGCAGTCATCGGTAATAACTACGGTGAGGTGTCTCGATTCATTGAGTATAAGTTCAAAGGTCAGATTGAATCACATCATAAATCTAACCAAATTTATACCTTGAAGAATGGAGATACTCTCTACTCATGCCATGATGAGGCGGGTAAGGATAGATACAAGTCTATGCTCTACGACGCCATTCTAATAACCGAATACTATGAGTCACTACTCGATGTAATTCGTAGTCGAACTATTAGACCTATAGTCTAATGCCGTTAATAGGACCACCCCCAAACGAGGATACACCTAAAGAACCCGTCGAAAGGGTGGAAGTAGAACAATCAGAACACTTACGAATTCTTAAATACTTAGGTATTGACAATTGGAAGTGTTCTCATTGTAACTGCGTCGTATTTGGTCGTTGTAAGGAATGTCCCTACTGTAAACATCGCCTCGGAGTAATCACGAAAAGACCGGAGGGGTTCATTGGGTAAAACTAATTACGCTCTGCTCAACCCTGACTATCATGAAGGTGTGCGTGAAGTTTCTATCATGGCAGATGATGTTTCAGACGGACATCATACCATGACAGAGCTTTATTATCATAGGCACGCGCTATTCATTGCGTTGTGCAAAATCTATGATAACTATATCACGCCCCTCCAATCGCGCGTGAAATGTTGGAAGTCTAAACTACACGATGATGGAACCATGTTCGACGGATGGTTCATTATGGGAATGACTATTACTAACTTTGAAGGTCCGCCTACTTACATTACTTACCATCTTCCTATTACACTGTGGGATAAAGCTAGAGTAATGATTGTCCCTAAGGCTCCACCGTGGGATGGACATACTTCTGCTGATATATTAACTAGGCTCTACGAATTATGAGGAGATGGAGAGACAGCATGAGCACAGACGAACAAGCTAGAGATAGACATGGTTCACCACTATTCTATTCCCTACTCTCGGAAATGGCTGATACACATGACCGTAAGAGTCATGACTATGCCAGCAATGATAATCCTTTTGGGAACTATCACTTTGCTGGTAAACTTGCTTTACTATTTGCGCATTCTCCAGAAGATGCTGGATTCGCCGGGCGCATTGGTGAGAAACTCTTTCGGTTGGCGAATCTCGAAAGCAGCGGGAAGATTGCAATTAACGAATCTATTGAGGATACTGAGAGAGATATCGCAGTCATAGCTACGCTATGGATGGCGGATAGACGCCAGCGTAGACTAACTAGACAGAAAAATATTGATGCCGTTAAGGCACAAATGGCGAAAGGTGAATGGTCTGGATTCCCTGGAGGTATTACGCCGTCGGCGGAAAAGGCGGACCCTTCAGAACGTAGAGAATACCAAGGCCGACCAAGCAAATCCTTATAATCGTTAATACTTCGCTAGGGACAGGTAGTCCTATTAAACTAACGATAGGCGGTAATAGCAGAATTGCTAAGCCGACACACACGACGGCTAGAATGATACGAAATAGCATTGAGGACATGACTACTCCTTTAATTGTCACCGTAGCGTTGCATACCCATACCGAAGAACGAAGGTGCGGCTGCTGGGAGATTTTCAGGATGAATGTTACCACCAATAATATCTGCGATTCCTGGAAGTAGTTCAGGATTCTCAGATGCTAATTCGATTACATCCTGCACAAAGATGGGGACGAACCTCTTAGCAACTTCGTCAGGAACATTAAAGGGTTGACCTGCTAGGTCTTTACCTCGCAATAGTCCTGTAGCGAAGTTAATAATGGGGTTCGCCTTCCCCTCTAAGAATCTACCTGCTACGTCCAATCTGGATGAGCCACCGTATTTCTCACCTAAGAAGTATTCAGTTCCTTTTACGGAACTTTTGAACTTACCGCCCTGAGAACCTAACATTCCAGCAGCCATATCAAAGGGAGCAATACCCGTATCAGTGCCCTCCATCGATTCCAATCTGGCTTCTCTGGGACGTAAGATTCTATTGGCTGCAACGATATACTGTTGTGCGCCAGCCCAAGGGTCTAGTCTTACATTACCAATTTTAATCTTGCCGAAGTCACTACTGGCCGGGTCACTCTCTACTTCTGCACCTGCTAACTTCGCCATTCCTACCATTGCATTACCTGCGCCCGCCAATGCAAGTAATGACTTAATAGCTTCCTTCCTAGTGAATGAATCAGTCTTAGGATTAATGTAGGTATAGGGATTAAGTATCTTCACTCTGCTGGCAATCAGTCGTGGGGCAAAGAATGTGCTATTGAGAATTACGGCTGCACGCTCTGCCTTGCCTAATGAACCACGCCCAGAGCTATAGTTAACGAAATCAGCAAGTGAACGAGCCAATGGTAGATTAGTTTCACCATCAGCACCAAACACCTTACCATCTCGCACTAAGTTCTCAAACGTATCTGCACGAAGTTTATTCAAGAATGCTGTATATGCTCTGTTACTCCGTCTAACCCCTGGAACCTTCTCAGCCCAGGTAGACATAACAGCTTCTTCTCTACTACTTAAATCAGTAAGGTCAGTAAGTTTTAATCCAGCATCATCAGCGAAGGACGGTAATGTAGTATTACCAGGCCCAACGCGAGGCTTAAATAATGGCTTATCAGCAATAGACTGCTGAATACCCT